TATACCTAAGACAATTATTAGATTGGAAAAATGTCTTATATCAACCAGTTGACGGGTTGCTTAAAGTCGATGGGTTTCGAGAATATAACTATCTAGTAGATGTAAATAAAATTTTTTCTACTAGCCCCCGTGGTGAGCTTGTTGACCGTACATGTAAAATTAAAATGCCATGGAATTTTAAAGTATTGCGCCCGTGGCAAAAGCCAGGACCTGTTCAAAACATCAATGATGTCTTTGCGTCACGTGTGAAGTACTACACTGAAAAAAACTGTATAATAAATTTATTCTGGAGCGGTGGTGCAGACTCTACTGCAATGACCGTTGCATTCTTAAAACATTCTTCTAACATAGATCAACTTCAACTGGTTTATAGTCCTTATAGTTTATACGAAAATCAAGAGTTTTTTGACTTTGTTATAAAAAGATTTCCTAACTTAAAAACATTGGATATCAGCGGAGAAACTTATCTCAATACTTATTTTAATGGTATAGTGGTCACCGGTCATGGTGGAGATGAATTCACTGCCAGTTTAGATGATACATTTTTTGCTCAAGTTGGGCCGTCTGGTTTAAAGAATACATGGCAAGATTTTTTTTACAAAGTGTCAAAAGATCAATCACTAATTGATTTTTGCGAAGATTATTTTTCAAAGGCCACTAGACCCATTAATACTGTGTTGGAGGCAAGATGGTGGTTCTATGCATTAAATAAAAGCCAGATTTTTGGTCCAAGAGACATGGGGTTTATGCTAAATCAGCCATGCATGTCATTGTCTAAATTTAGTTCATTTTTTGATTGTCAAGAATTTGAAGATTACATCTATCATAATCTTAACAAGATTGTAGATCCCGACGGCGATTACACAACTTACAAGAAATTTTTAAGACATTACATTCATGATTTTTATCCTAACATTGATTATTTAAATAACACAGCCAAGATAAACAGCATGCAGTTTCAATTCTATAGATTGAAAAAGACAGAACTGTTAGATCTGCACTGGATTTTTATACTTGAAGATTCTTCTGTGGTTAGAACAAAAAATTTACCATTGTTTAGTAAAAAAGAGTTTGATGCACAATATGGCAATAGCCTTGACTATTTGTTTAACAATCCGAAATGATTATTCCTGGTAAAATTCCTTACGTCAAAAAAGCCAACATTTCAGTAGAAATTTCTGCTGGTGTGATGATTGATCAAAAAACTTGGGTGGCCTCAGCAGATCATAAAACAGTGTTTGGAGAAAGCTATGCAGAACCTTATAGTAGTCTAATTGCAAGTATTGTTGTTGATGATGTTTTATTACTAGAATCAAGTGTTGAGTTGCCTGTAAAATTAAATTACGATTTTAGAGATTCAGAAGAAACAACTTCCCATTATTTAAAAATCATAGCTCGAGGGTTCGATGAAAAATTCTGTTGTTACGTAGACGGAATAGGTGATGTATCTCCTATGATTAAAATAGAATCTATACAGATTGAAAATCTAAATATGATGCTTACCATGGAGGATTCTGGAAAGTGTTTTTACGACGATTCTCCTGAGTCACTGTCAATTCCATCAACGTTTATTGGACAAAACGGTTATCAACTCCTAAAGTTTACCACACCAATTTATCCTTGGCTGCTGGGAAACGAACGCAAACATGACTATTATCTATAGGTTTTATTAAACATCAACATAGCAACAATCAATAGGAAAAACCTATTTTTTGCTTGATTTCATTGATATATACTATTACAATTACAACATGTCAACAAGACATGTTTTTTTATTTTCATTTTTAATAGGAGAAACCAATGAAAACTGTAGGCGATAAATTAGCACCATTTGCAATCACTGGCGTCAAGCCCGGACAACCCGAAGACGCTTTCTATACCATCACTGACGAGAGCTTCGAAGGCAAGTGGAAAGTGATTGTGTATTATCCAAAAGATTTTACCTTTGTTTGCCCAACTGAAATTGTAGCCTACGACAAGTTGACAGGCGACTTTGCTGATCGTGATGCAGTGTTGCTCACAGGTTCAACAGACAACGAGTTCTGCAAGGTAGCATGGCAAAATGCACATGCCGACTTGAAGAAGATCACACACCACCAGTTTGCTGATACACAGCGTGGTGAGTTGAGCTTGATTGAGCAGTTGGGTGTATTCTATGCACCAGCAGGTGCCGCACTTCGCGCAACATTCATTGTTGACCCCAACAATGAAATCCAACACGTTACTGTGAACAACTTGAACGTTGGTCGTAGCCCGGAAGAAACCCTGCGTGTGTTAGACGCATTGCAAACCGGCGAGCTGTGTGCATGTAACCGTACAGTAGGCGGAGAGACTCTATAATGACCGCTTGGGTTGATCAACTAAAAGAAGGTCTTCCCGAGTATGCCAAGGATACCAAGTTAAACTTGGATGCTGTGATCAAACGCAGTGCCTTGGCACCCGAGGAAGCAGAAGCAATTGCATTGGCTGCGGCCTTTGCAACAGGCAACGGCAAACTAGTGACTTTTATCTCTAGTGGAATCGTTGATACAAAAGAGCGTGATGCCGCGCTAACAGCTGGCTCGATCATGGCACAAAACAACATCTGGTATCCCTACGTTGAAATGGCTGATGACGAGAACTTAAAAGGTTTGCCAGCCCAATTGCGCATGAATGCCATTGCCCAACACGGTGGAACTACCAAAGCTCGTTTCGAAGCCTACAGCCTAGCAGCGAGCATTGTTGGTAAGTGCCATTTCTGTGTAAAAGCTCACTATGAAACGCTGAAGCAAGAAGGCTACACAGTAGAACAGTTGCGTGACATTGGTCGCATTGCCGCAGTTATTACCTCAGTGGCACGTGTGTTAAATAGCTAATATGTTAGAAACTATTTGCGACACACTTGTTGAAGCATATAGACGCAACTGGATCACCAGTCGTGATGGTAATGTCTCAATTCGTCATCACGACCGTGATCACTTTTATATCACACCCAGTGGCGTTCGTAAGCAAACTATGCAACCTGATCAGTTCAAGAAGATTAGAATTGTTAGCAGCCTGATGTGGGCTGAAGAATACTACACTGATATCAGTAAAAATCTAAAACCCAGCGGAGAGATTCCTCTGCACTTTGGTTTACAAAAGAACATGGGTCAACACTCAAACGATGTGCGAGTTGTAGTTCACCTACATCCTACCTATTGTGTGGCTGCTATGCATGCCGGGATTGATCTCAGCACTGTTGTAAACCAGTTCCCTGAACTCAGTCGATACACACGAGTAGCGCCAAACGTAGGTGATGTGCCTCCGATCAGTCAAGAGCTTGCTGACCGTTGTCATGAGAACTTACAGTTAGATCATTATGGTAACATTGCCTACGACATTGTAGGAATTAAAGGGCACGGAGTGGTAGCAATTGATACCAGTCCATGGCGTGCGTTTGAGCACATTGAACGATTGGAACATATCTGTCAAATCGTATTAGCATCGGGGAGATATTAAATGTTAGAACTTATTTGGGCACTGGGTGCCATTATACTGATCGATGTAGTGCTAGGCGGAGAGAACGCACTGGTCATTGCTATGGCTTCTAGACAACTACCTGAGCACCTACGCAAACGTGCCATGTTATGGGGCACATTTGGCGCAGTGGCAGTTCGCTTTGCCTGTGTGGCTGTGCTTACATACCTGCTGATGATTCCTGGCCTACGACTCATAGGTGGTCTTGCACTGATCTACATTGCTTGGAAGTTGACGTCAAACAATCAAGATCACAGTGATGTAAAAACAGCCACAACATTCTGGGGCGCCATGGCTACTATTGTTTGGGCTGACGCTGTCATGGGCCTGGACAATGCCTTGGCCATTGCCGGAGCCGCAGGCGGTAACTGGTGGTTGATCATCTTTGGCTTGCTGGTCAGTGTGCCCATCATCTTGTTTGGTAGCACCATGGTTGCCCGACTGCTAGACCGGTATCCCGACAGTGTGTTTGTTGGAGCATTTGTACTGTATGTGGTAGCAATCAAAATGATTGTGCATGAGCCGTTTATCGACAATCATCTTGATCCCATGCACGACTTCTACGAAAACATACTGCCTTGGGCAGGCGCATTGGTGTTGACTGCCAAGCAATATTACAGAGCAAGAATAAGGGGCAAGAATGAAACCAGTATTGATTCAAAGCATAATGAAGCGTCGTCATCGTGAGCCAGTTCGACCCGATCCAGTCGGCGAGGACTTGCACAAAGAAAGCGACCGACTGTTTGCATTTATCATGGCCGTGCTGGCTGTGATTGTGTTGGGCAGTATTGTAGCAGTAGCCTAAGGGGTTGAAACTTAGTTAAATAATCAATGCAACCAAAACTAGCCCTGTTTACTCGACATCCGCATTGTAGTCTACAATGTTGCAACGGAGTAATCGGGGCTTTGTCGCCTTACTATCAGTTCAAGTTGTTCAACGAAGCACAATGCGAAGGCGACACACTGGACGATGTGGACATGGTTGTATTCCCCGGTGGAGTAGGAGATTCAGAAAGCTATCACAGATTCTTTCGGGATCGCAGACGAGTCAAGTTCATCACAGAGTATGTTCGTCGTGGTGGCAGGTATCTTGGTATCTGCATGGGCGCATACTGGGCAGGGCGTGAATACTTTAATCTGCTACAAAATGCCGATGCGGTACAATACATCACACGACCCCGCACTGACACACGTCGGCCTCACCCCAAAGCAATTGATGTTAATTGGTTGGGCACAGATTATCAAATGTATTTTTATGACGGTTGCGCCATTGCAGGCGATCCCACAGAGTTTGATACCATAGCAACCTATGCCAATGGTGATGCCATGGCCGTAATACAAAATCGTGTTGGTGTTATTGGATGCCATCCCGAAAGCGAACCGTTTTGGTATCAACACCACAGCTGGATGCGCACCCGATATCATGGGGGAGTGCATCACCGATTGTTAAAGAATTTTGTTGACACACTAATGCAAAAGTGATATAATACAGCATGAGTAACGATCTAGCAAAATATATCAATTCTCGACGTCGTCACAAAACAGACGTGCATATTGCAAGGCAAGTAAAAATTGCCAAAGAACATGGCTTGACTCAAAAAGACCGAGCTATCAAACAACCGCATCGCATGGCCAAGCATCATGCCATGGACTGTGGGCAACCGGGTTGTGTATTATGCGGTAACCCTAGACGCAATGCTTGGTTCAAAAAAGAGCGTTTGACCACACAAGAACGCCGACTGTTCCAAGATTTGGATCATACAACAGACAAACACTCAAATGGTTTAACAACAAAGGAAGATGATGAATAAGCAAGAAGAACTTGAATACGCCGCTACACTAGGACTGTCAAATGAAGCGTGTGTGGCAGCAATCGGCAACAGATATGATTTAGTTCTAGTGGCTGCTCGTCGAGCACGTGAACTAGGACGTGGTGACGCCAAGCGTGTAGAAAGCAAGCACGGAATTACATTAACTACTCTCAAGGAAATCGAGCACGGAAAAGTAACCCGCGATTACTTGTATAAAGAACAAGACGTAGAGCCCCGCAGACGACACCGTTTCGAAAAGTAATACTTTTTTACTACTTGACCAAAATCTCCTTGTGTGCTATAATAACGCATTAAAGGAGATTTTTTATGTGGATTCAAAATGTAAGCATGAGCGATATCAAGCAAGGGTTTCACATTGACCCAGGCTTTAACTCCATGCTGATTCAGATTGTGGATCCTGCATACGAGTTTCCTATACCCAAGTATGCATTCCGCGAAACACATCGGTTTGAATTCTTGGATGCCGAGCGGGATGACAACTTTCCAGATGAGGCAAAGATTACAGATGCTCAGGCTCAAGAGCTGGTTCGACTGTTACAACATGCACAAGAGCAACGCATGAACGTGATTGTTCATTGCCATGCAGGTGTGTGCCGTTCAGGTGCAGTTTGTGAAATTGGTGTGATGTTGGGATTTAAAGACACAGAGTCTT